ATGCTATGGCCGCGACCGGCGAGGCACTTGTTGAGGCGCTTGCCGGAAAGGTCGATTGAGATGATGCCAAGCGATTGCTTGACCAGCTGACGGCATTCGTTGACATCGCGCTGGTAAAGCTGCGCGGCATCGCCGGATGCGCGAAGATCAGCGACCGGCGTGTAACTACACGCCGATGCTGACAAGGTGATGATGAGGATCAGGCTACGCATTGGTCCGCGCCTTGTGATGATTGTCAGCCTCGCGGCGGATGGTTTCCTCCACCTCTTTCACGCCAGCGGTCCAATCGAAGCAGCCCCGGCGGCCAGCCTGCGGAATCATCCCTACAACGCCGCCGGTCCAAATGTCCTGCGGATCGGATAGATAGACGTTGTAATGGTACTGACTGCAAGTGACGGTGAAGATCAGGCCAGCATGCTCGACCTGAGTGCCGTCAGCAATGATCGGGGTGTTGGGGTTGTCAAATGTGAACATCGTTTTGTCTCCCTTCGATGATGGGCGGGGCCGTTAGGCCGCCGCCTTTTTGAAACGCTTCAGGAAAGAGCGAAGCTGGCGAGCGTCGCGGATGTAGTCCGGGTCGCGCTGGTTGTAGGGGTCGTTGCAGATGTCGAGCCGATTCTCCGCTTCGCGGATGATGGCGTCATCGACATAATGCTCGTTGACCTCGGCGACGATGCCGTCGTAATCGGTAGCCTTGATCAGGCCATCCTCGACATCAATCTCGGTAAACTGATACACCAGCGCGTCACACTTGAACGCGGCGCGGACGATGGGGCGAAGTTTGGTTTGTTTGGTCATCGTTTTGTCTCCCTTATCGACAGTTTTGTTATATTGACTATACACCTCCCAATGTGGGATGCAATAGGGAAATGCAAAAAAAGGGCAAAAAAAATGGCACCGACTAAAGAGGTACATTTCCGGCTGAGACGCAGCACCGTTGACAAGCTGCGGAAAGAATTAGAGCGATCACCGCACCGCAGCCTGACGGCGCTGGCTGATGAGTTGCTCGAAGAGGCCATCAGGAATCGCCGCAATGACATCGCTTACGGGACTGACAGCAACGATGACTAACAGCCGCACAAAAGGACGCAGCGGGGAATATGAGGTGCAACGCATCCTTGATGCCGAACTGGGGCTGACGTTCAAACGCGACATCGAGCAATTCAGGCAGGCTGATCGCGGTGATCTGCTGTGCGTCGATATGGATTTCCCGGCAGTGATCGAGGTCAAGCGTTACGCTAAGGGCGGCGAGACGCCGCGCGGTGCTTGGTGGGATCAGGTCTGCAAGGCCGCCAGAAGCGCCGACAAGTGGCCTTTGCTCTGTTGGCGCTATGACAGGGCAGACTGGCGCTGGCGGATGCCTGCTGCCGTCCTGACGGCCCTTGGCAGGCCGGTCAACTATATCGGCGCACGCGACGATGCCGACCTTGATTGGGGCTATGCGGTGGAAATGGACACGCGCACAGCGATGACGATTATCAGAGAGGTGTTGGCCGATGCCGCGTTACGAAACCGCCGCTGATCTGCAAAACGAGCGCGTCGTGGCTGATGCACTGGCCGCGCACGGCTATGAGGTGATCAAGCTGCCGATCCAGTACCGGCTTGACTGGCTGCTGCGCCGCAACAACCAGCCCATCGGGTTCGCAGAGGTCAAGGCACGCAAGTGCAACCTTAACACCTATCCCACTGTCATGATCAGCTTGTCCAAGGTGATACATGCACAGATGCTAACGCAGGCCACCGGCTTGCCGTGTTATCTGATTCTCTTTTACCGTGACTGCATCGCACGCTTGAACTTCAGCGATGATTTCGCGGTAAATCCCGGAGGCAGGGCAGACAGAGATGATCCGGAGGATCAGGATGTCTGCGCCTACTATCCGGTCACCCGGCTGACCAAAATCAGCCAATCGTAAACGTCGAAACGAGGTAAAATCGATGGACGCATATCAAGGAACCGGCGGCGGCGCAGATCGCATGCCACTCATCAAATACAGCGCAATGGATGGCTCGTTCCGTACAAGCGACCGAGTCAACGAGGGCGGCGAATGGCGCAGCGTTGACGAGGAAATCCAGCTGCCGACGCAGTTTGCAATGGATTTTGCAAACATCGAAATCGGCTGGATCAAATACAACCCGAAACCCGATTTCATTATGGTGAAATCTGGCGAACCACGGCCAGAGCGCCCCGACGAATTGGATGCCGAAAACAAGCCAGCCTATAAATGGGGCTTTCGCATCCAGCTTGGCAATTCACGAGTCGGCCTGCGCGAGTTAAGCACGAGCAGCAAAAACGTCTATGACGCAATGCTGGCGCTGTTCAAGGCGTGGGAAGCTGGCAAAGCAGCGAATCCCGGCATGATGCCGGTGGTTGAGGTCACAGGGACCACCCGCACCGAAGCAGGCTGGCGCGTCCCCAACTGGCAAATCGGAAAATGGGTGCCGACGCCTGACTTTATGTCCGGCACCACAACGCAACCCGCACCAGCAGCAGCAGCGGCACCGGCAGCGACACCGGCCCCGGCGGCAGCGCCGCAACCTCCAGCGGCAACTGGCACCGATCTGTTCTGATGCGGCGGGGCGGCGCTGGTTTCGTCCCCAGCAGCGCCGCCCCAACCTTTGCACGGGGAAGGGCTTGGGGAAGCTATGACAAATCTTTCAGCACATTTCGAGGCCATTGCCCTTGGCGAATTAGGGCCACCGCACAGCAAGCGCGGCACTGAGTGGCGGTACGGCACGCACGGCAGCCTCTCACTTTGTACGCGCAAAGGCGTTTGGTTTGACCACGAGGCCAACGAGGGCGGGGGAATCACCAAGCTGATCGCACGCCAGCGCGGCACCACGATGGAAAGCATCTCCACCATCTTGGAGCGCGAATACGGCGTGCAACGTCGGTCGCAGGAAGCACTGACGCCGAAGAAATACGTCGAGGCGCGGTTTGACTATTACGGGCCAGACGGCGATCTGATCTTTCAAGTTGAGCGTTACCACCCGAAAACCTTCCGGCAACGCAGGCCAGATGGCAAAGGTGGCTGGCTGTATAACCTTCAGGGCGTCACACAGGTGCCTTACAACCTTGTCGGGCTGATCCAGAACCCGGACGCGCCGGTTTACGTTGTGGAAGGCGAAAAGGCCGCAGAGGCGCTGATATCCGTTGGTCAGGTGGCGACCACCAATGCAGGCGGGTCAGCCAACTGGAAGCCCGATCTAAACAAGCACTTTGAAGGCCGCAGGGTCATCGTGCTGCCTGATAACGACGACGCAGGCCAAAAGCATGCAGATGTCGTCGTCAGCCAGCTGTACGGCGTTGCAGCGGCCATCAAGCGGGTGGATCTGCCGGGGCTTGAAGAGAAGGGCGACGTGTTCGACTGGCTGGCCCGTGGCAACACCATCGACGATCTGCATCGTATCATAAAGGATACACCTGTCATCAGCGATGAGCCGCCAGAGGCAAAGCCAAAAAGCCGCGCCCTGCAAACGCTGGACATGAACCAGCTGATCAACATGCCGCCGGTTGACTGGCTGGTGGATGGCATGATCACGGCGCACGGGTTCAGCGTCATCTATGGCGCACCCGGCATCGGTAAGTCGTTCCTGTCCATCGACCTGTCGTTGACAATAGCCTACGGCGATCAGTGGCACGGGCGCGCCACAAAGCGCGGTGGGGTGCTGTATATTGCCGGGGAAGGTGTTGGAGGAATGGGGAACAGGGTCAAAGCGTGGATGCACCACAATGGCAAAGAGGAAATCACAGATTTTCACGTCGTCCCGCAAACTGTGAAAATGCTTGAAGCGGAAGGCGTCGAGGCGGTGATCGAAACAATCGACAGCTTTGATGTCGAGTTTCGCCTGATCGTCATCGACACGCTTGCCCGGACTCTTGCAGCCACCGGAAACGATGAAAACAGCGCAACCGATACCGGGTTGCTGATCGAGCAATGCAACGAAATCCAGCGACGTTGCGGCGTGGCCGTCCTTGCGGTGGCGCACAGCGGGAAGGATTCCAGCAGGGGTTTGCGCGGCTCGTCAGCCGTTCTTGGCGGTGCGGATACGGTGATCGGCATGACCGGCGGTGACGGGTTGGCGACCATCAAGATGGAAAAGCAGAAAGACGCACAGGAGATCGAACCGATGTCGTTTATGCTGCAACCCATTGCGCTGGTCGAGGATAGCAGCGCGGTGCTGGTGCCGACAGAACATCAGGTGAAGGATAAACAGGGCAAAAGGCTGTCGCCAACACAGAGGCTAGTTTACGAGGCGCTGCAAACTGAAATCATCGACAGCGGCAACAGCGGCATCCCAAAAGCGCAGTGGGAAGCTGCTTGCAGACGCGACATCCCGGATGGAATCGCGTCTTCCCTATCAACAGCTAGAAAAGAGGCGCAAGAGAAAGGGTTCGTAAAAATTAGAAAGGGTCTTGTGTATATAAACAAGAGGTTAGACGAATAATTCCGAACCTCCGAACCTACGAACCGAACCTCCGTACCGGTACGTACGGTTCGGCCCCCCTTATAGGGGGCCGTACCGAACCGTACGCGCCACAGCCAGAAGGGGAAGCAAATGGCAAAAAGACCACAGAAACCGAGTCGAGCCTATTTTGCGCCGACACAGGCAGCCGAGCGCAGAATGCAAGATGCGTTGCATCGATACGATGATGTCGTGTCGCAATACGAAATGCGGTGGGGTGTTGACCGGCTGCCGTGGCTGGTTGGCACCGAGTTGCGGGAACGGTTCGAGGCGCAGATGCAAAAGCTGAACAAGGCCATCGATGACCGGCACGACGTTGAGCATCAGGTCGAGGTCACGCTGCGCGGTGTTGCGGCATTGGAACAAGCAGCGATTGAACGTGGCGCACAACAGCTGACCGGCGACTATATCGAAACGGCAATGCCAGATGGCCGGGTGCTGGCAATCACGCGCACGTCGTGGGAAGTGGCAAAGGTGAAACGTGAAAACCGTGATATGGTGGTTTATAGTGCTGAAGAGGTGGCGATCCTAATCGCTGGCTTTGAGGAAAAGCAAAAGACGCTGACCACGATCAAGGAGACGTTTCCCGGTGCGGTGGTCGAAAGCATAACGCCGAAAGCTGAGTTGGAACTTGATGATGAGATCCCGTTTTAGGAGATCAGCATGATCGAACAGGGCGATGGAACCTTTGCAATTAGGATGGCGCTGGGCCTATGCCCACGCTGCCAGACTAGCCTGACCCGCGTCCGCGATGAATCACACGTCACCGAATACGAATGCAAAAGCTGCAAATTGAGGATAAACGATGTCAAAGAAAAGCCACGAGACTCTTGAAACCCGTTTCGACTTTCTGGAGGAAGCCAAGGTCACGGTTGCAGATCGCGGCAAAGAATACGGCACGGTCGCAGAAAACTTTAGCCGTGCTGCGCTCATCTGGTCTGCGGTGTTGGGCAAGCCGGTGACCCGCGAACAGGTGGCGCTTTGCATGATTGGCCTAAAGGTGGCAAGATTGTCCTACGATCCGACATCCGAGGATGGTTGGGTTGATACAGCTGGATATGCAGCCTGTGGTGGTGAGGCATCAAAAGCAGAATGACAGATCGCGCGGTTTCGTTCT